ATGCCCACATTCCGAAAGCGCGGCACGTCCTGGCGGGCCGAAGTCGCCCGCAATGGACACCGTGAAAGCGCCACCTTCGCCACCAAGCGCGAGGCCATGGACTGGGCCAACCGCCGCGAGCTGGAACTGGCGAATGCCCGCGCCGGCAAGGTGACGCGCTGGACCCTGGCCGACGTCATGCAGCGGTATGCCGACGAGGTCAGCCCGGAAAAGGCTGGCGCCAGGTGGGAAAAGGCCAGGATCGCCTCCATCAAGAAGGACAAGGTGGCCAAGCTGGTGATGCAGGATATCGGCCCGGCCGAGCTGGCCGACTGGCGCGATCGGCGCCTGGCCGAGGTTCAAGGGGCCACGGTGCTGCGCGAGATCGGTCTGCTGCGCGCCATCTGGACCCGGGCAAAGCTGGGAGAGTGGCGGTACGTGGATCACGACCCCTGGCCCGACGTCATCAAGCCGAAGGACAACCCCGCGCGCAAGATCATCTTCACCAACAAGCAGATCGAGGATATCGTTTCAGCACTGGGATACACCGACGGCGCGCCCAAGGACAAGCGCGAGCAGACCGCGGTGGCGTTCCTGCTGGCCCTGGAAACGGCCATGCGCTCGGGGGAAATATTGACGCTGGAATGGAAGCACGTCCACCTGGAACGGCGCATGCTGCACCTGCCCAGATCCAAGAATGGAGACGCCCGCGATGTGCCGCTATCCCGGCGCGCCGTCGCGCTGCTTGAGGCGATGAAGGGAATACACCCGGAACAGGTGTTCACGGTCAATGCCGGCCTGCGTGACGCCTATTTCCGGCAGGGCAAGACACTGGCCAAGGTCGACGGGCCCACGTTCCACGACGCCCGCGCCACCGCGATCACGCGCCTGTCCAAGAAGCTGGAACTGCTGGAGCTGGCCAAGATGGTCGGCCACCGAGATCCGCGCAGCCTCATGATCTATTACCGCGAGAGCGCCACCGAGATCGCCAACAAACTGGACTGACCATGGACGACAACGGAATCCTGGAGCAGGTCCCCGGCCAGTACGTGGCCCAGGCCTCGCATACCCTGCCGCCGGCGGCCACCGCCGAGGACCGCGACTACCCGGTCGAGATCGACGCCGGCCACGTCGGCCGGGTGCGCCTAACCTTCCGGCGCCAGAAGGCCAAGCGTGCCAAACATACCCACTGGTTCTGGTCGGCCAAGCGCGCGGAGAATGTGTAACAGAGCGAGGGGATGGCGCCGAATCAGGACTTCAAATCAGCCAATCTCATTGCAGCCGTTCATACCCGAGGTAAACTCCGGCGAAATCTGGAGGAAACAATGCATTACATAAAGGGGCTGAACGCGCTGCGAGCCCTATCGGTCGCACTCGTCATCATGTCACACGTCGGTATTTTGGCGGCCGTGTCATCCCCTGCCCTGAAATCCTTTTTCACGGTTTTCAACGCTTTCACCGGGGTCATGTTCTTCTTTGTCATTTCCGGATTCCTGATCACCACGCTGCTGATCGCCGAGAAAGAACGGACCGGAACCATCGGGATCAAGAACTTCTTTGCGCGCCGAGCGCTGCGGATCCTGCCGCTGTACTACCTCGCTCTGCTCATCGCCGCGCTGTTCGGGTTCTTTGGCGTTCAGAAAATACCGGTGGAGGCCCTCATTAACGGTGTCACCTACACCTACAACTTTGTCCAGCAAAAGCACAACGTCGGATTCCTGAGCCACCTTTGGAGCTTGGCGGTAGAAGAGCAGTTCTACCTGATCTGGCCGTTCCTGTTCCTACTAATGATTGGGAAACCCTGGCGCCTGGTGGTGCTGTGCATGGTGTGCACACTCATTTGCTATTCAGTGGCGCGGTCATTCAATTGGTACGACCCAATCCACAACATCTATTACCTCGGGCGGTGGTTCATCCCCGCCGCATATCCTATCTTCATTGGCTGCATCTTCGCCCTGGTGTTGCACTACAACGCCGCAGCAAAGCGCATGCTCGGATCTTGGGCCTGTTTAGCCATCGCACTGGCTTTCTTGGCAGTGCCGTTGGTGTTCCGCCATACACTCAGTTCGCTCAATCAGCAGTATCTGGTGGCGGTTGGCGTGGGACTTCTGATCTGTTGGATTAGCCGCAACCAGCACCGCAAAACGGTTCAAGCCCTAGAGGTTGGCCCAATCGCTTACATGGGCAAGATCAGCTATGGCTTGTACGTCTGGCAGGGCATCTTCACCGGTAACGGCAATATCGACTCTCACCACTGGCCGCCGCAGCCTTTCGCCATCGGCGTCGCGCTCACCCTGGTGGTATCGGTCATCTCCTACCACTGGTTTGAGATGCCCTTCTTGCGCATGAAGAAGCGCTTCTCATGGACCAACTCGGCGGCGCAGGCTTCGACGGAACTGTACCTCGCCTCTCAACTGTCAGGCCCCAACGGTCGCCGCCCGGCCTGACGAACCATAGGCCATCTTTTGAGGGTACGTGGCCTAGCAGGCAAATCGCTAAGCGCCGCAACCCACCTATCTCAGCCCCCGACGGAGTAGAAATAAATTCTAGGTAGCCGGCCGTTGGGGGCGCGGCTACCTGATAAGCATCATTGAATCTGGAAGTGCGCCTTTTCGTTTCGAATCAAGAAATCCTCCATCTGCGAAGGAGACTGGATCAACTCAAAGTCCTTCACATTGAACTGGAATTTCTTAGTGTTCTTTCCCGAATGGACGCGAAACGTCAGTGACTTCACCCGATCGCCCACTGATTCCTGGTTAGTAAAACCAGTGCGATTCAGCAGAATGATATTGGGCTTGCCAGCGACGATATCGTTGTAGTCGCGCTTTGCAACCTTCCCGTTCTCCCCTTCCATCAGAAAGCCAATTTGAGTGTCCTGCTGGCTCTCAACAACGATGGCGAGGGTGTCCACGACGGTCAGCTGACGGTCAACCTTCAGTTCTATGCGCCCCTCGATTGCTCCAGCCACCGGGTCAATAGTCACGTCCCCTTTTTGGTCACCTTGCTTTATAGCGTTGTACGAGATGGCCGGCTCGACCGGCAAGCTTATTGGCTTTTGCGCTGGGGAAAGCGTCAATTCGCTTACCTCATAGATCAAGCTCTTTCCTCCCGGAAAGGCATCCATAGACACTTGGCAACTGTCCGGGATATTCGGAAGACCTAGAGATAGGATGAAACGCTCGGCATATGGCAGATGCTTCCAATACTGTCGACGGCTATAAGTTGTATACGACTTTGAGCCGATCTTGCAGTTCAGCTCCAGAGGGTAGGTGTCAGGCCAATAAGGATGAGGAGCGCCGAGCATGGACAATTCGACACGGTACTCGCCGCCAGGCGTCTTAACCACCTCAGGTCGATATGCCTTCAAGAAGATCGCTGAACGCTGGTCGTATCCAGATTGCCAGAATTTATCCCCTGTCAGCGTCTGAAGAGCCTTGTATTGAATACCCTCAAACAACAGGTAGTGTGTCGGATTGATCACTGGAGGCGTCGTTTGATACCAGGACCAATCCTTCCCCTTGGTATAGAACGACTTCTCACTGGCCGCACTTCCTTGGCGACCGCACTCATAGGCTTCGATGAGGTCTTTGTCCTTCGTCAAGGCCGCCATGATATACAAAGCCTGAAGGCCGAACAGATGCCCATTCAACACCTGGAACTCTTCTGAGCGCTTCATGCCGGACCACGTATATTCCGACACCCAGCATCCCTCGCGAGACTTCCACAACGCCCCACCATTTTGGGGGGAGCGCAATCCAAGCTTGACACTCTTCAGTGCCACATCCTTGTAGCGTTCCACGCCGTATTGTTGCCAGGCAGCATAAAGCGTCATAGGCCCAAAGAAGGCGTCCATGCCAGACCACCACCCCGCCTTGATGCCCTCGTAGTCGAAACCGTACTTCCAATGAATGCCGGCATCGCCTCGATCTGCAGGCTGATATTCGTCAATCATGTAGTCGAGGATCTTGAGAGCGAGCGCGCCGGCCTCCTTGGATCCCGTCTGAGACTCTTCCCTCATCAAACGAAATGCCAAGCGGAATAAAACCAATGGGTCTCTCTTGGCGGCAGCTTTGGTGAACAACTCATCGGAGATTTTTAGGCTTCCTTCCCATCCCCAGACAAAGGGCCCCAAGGCCTCGTCCGACAGCTTCACAATGGTTTGTTCTGGAAGCGTGATCGGTGCATCCTTCACAGCATCGGCCGCAAGAACACTAGAGGCCCACGAGCAGGACAAAATGGCCGCGGCGAATGCCGCGCGCAATGCAAATCTGGTCATTGACGGATCACAATTCAATTGTTGATCCGCGATTATACGTATCGCTCAGTCCTTGACCGGTGTTCCGGGCCTTGGAAAGGTCGTCCCCTCGGCCGGAGGGTTGGATTGAGGGCCCGGATGCCCTTCAGGGCGCTTCGACGAGGGCGATTCCGAAGCTTTGGGAGCTGGCCCTGCGGGCTGCGCTGTTTGCCCGGAGGTAGCTGAAGTGCTCTTCTCACCGCCTGAGGACAAGTTCTGACCGGGCTGTGCAACTGCTAATAGAGGGGCAGCCAACACCGCCGCTGCAAATAAGGTTCGAGAATTCAACATAAGGACTCCGACTAGAACAGCCTGGATTTTACCTGTAGGCCACTCCGTAACAAAGCCGAAGGAATATTTCGAACACTATCTGGGTATCCCTGCGACCGATCTTATATAACCCCGCAGTCCGCTCACCTGGTCAACCCGTCATAGGCGCGCTCACAGGTCAGTCCGGCAATGCGGGCACGATCTGCAACTGCCGCAACTGCTTCAGCTCGATCGATAGCGCGGCCGAGCATGTAGGCGAGCAGATCGACGGCAGCGGCTCCTGCCGGGCTTCCTGCGGCAAGCGCGGGATCTCGACCGGCTGCGGTGCGAGCCAGCGAGTCTGCGCGGGAGCGCATCCGGTCACGCTCAGCACGAGCGCCAGCAGCATCAGCCGCTGCGGCTGCGGCAAGTTTCTGGAAATCATCACGGGCGTTCTCCACAGCAGCGGTGCGCCGCCGCCCTTCTGTTCTCGCCGCCTCGACGGCAGTAATTGTGGCCTGGGCCTGGGCATCACGTTCCAGGGCTCGCGCGGCCACCTCGGCGGCAAGATCCGCCTCCCCCCTCCAGCCCTGCACAACCCAGGCCCCCCCGCCAGCTATCACCGCCCCGGCTAGTGCCGCAGCGGCATAACCGCGCCAGCCGATCAATGCAGACCCGACAGACATAGCCGTTCCTCATCCAGGCGCCGGTTGTATAGGCCCGGCACGAAGACCTTGGCGCCCTTGGCGTCCGTGACATAGGACCAGACAGGGGAGCCGTTCGGCGCGTGCGCCAGGGCGTTGCAACCCTCGCGCAGCCGGCCAGCGTTGATCAGGCCCACCGCACGGCTCGCGCAGGTGCTGGGCGTGCCGAAGTTATGGGCATGGCTGCTCAGGGCGTCGAAAATCGGCTGGCTGATCACCACGTCGATGCAATCGGCCAGCTTCAACTGCGCCTTGCTGACCACCAGGCGCTCAACCTGCTCGCAGCGCTCCGGCGCCCAGTAATCTCCGACTACCAGAGGCTCGGGGCTAGTGTGCTTGGTGATGCCTTTGCACACCGTGGGCAACCCGCCGGCCAGCTTGTCCGCATAGACAATATTCTGTCCGTCACCCTCCCATTTCCCCAGAAAGGCTTCCAACGTCGGAGAAAACACCGCCAGGTAGCCAGAAGCAACAAGGGCGGCAGCGCCACCCGCTATCTTGGTGCCCAGCTTCATCACGCCCCCTTACCCTGCCACCAATCGCGCACCAGGCGCCAATACTTCGGCACCAGCAGACCGATCTGCATGGCGAGGTAGACGAGCGTGGCCAAAGCCACCCATTCATTGAGCGTCAGCCCGTAAAAGACCGCACCTCCGGCCCCGATTCCCATCTTGACCATCGCCGCCTGGTCTTCATGCATAGCTTTGCTCCTGTTGCCGGTCCGCATCACTGCCTCCGGTTGTGTGGACGAAAAAAAGCCCGCCGAAGCGGGCTGGAGAATTGCGGCTGCTATCCATCAGATCAAGACATCAACCCACGTATCCAAAGGTTCCCTTCCCACAACTTCAGGCTTTCAGCTCCGCGGGTTCCGTCGAGGCATAGCGGTCCATTCCACCACTTTTTCAAAACAATGGTGGTGCCATGAGGTGGGGACATCCCGTCCCAACTTCCGCTTACAAAACCCACCACCACCCTTCCCTCTTCGACAGCGCGCTGATATGGGAAACAGCCACTAGGAAATATGGCCTCCACAGAAGCGGTCGCACCGGGGCAATAATCATGGTCGATTGTCAGGAGCTTTGTCAGCGGGTCCCATTGGCTATAGAACATCCCGCTGTTGTACGCGTATCCGCTCCCAGAAACGCCCCATCTCTGCGCACTCTGGTCAAACACAAATTTCGCGTAGAGCTCGCGCCGGCCAGATGCCTGGATCACGGCGTCTGAGAGCGATACCGATGCACCAGCCGCCACGCCTAGCTGAGAAGCCATCCACTCATCTGAGGTAACGACGAACGAATGAATCTTCGAATACTGTGCATCGAACGGCAGACGTATGCTGTACATATCGGGACATACCAGCTCTCGGGCCGCAACGTTCAGCGGCTGGTGCCATGCATCATCAAGCACTCGCCAATGGGATGGCGATGTCTGATCCTGACGGATCACGCAAGCTATCTCAGTTGGCATCAGGCATCTCCGGGAATGCCACAGCCGAAGGAAAGCCAGGTTGTTGCGTGATATCGCGCAATGCCTGCCTATAAACCACATAGGCTTCTCGCACCGTCCGACTGACATCCGGCATTTGTGTCCAATCGGATTTCCTGAGCAATTCATCACGATCTGCCCGAATCGACTGCGCCAGTTGGTCATGGGTCGGCGCAGGCCTTTTTTCCAGATATGGACGCCCATCTTCCGCAGTGGCGATATAGAAATCCACCACCTGACCGGCCATCAGTTCGTCCTTGTATTCGGGACTGACCTCATAGCCGCCTTCGATGTTTTCGTACCAGCCGCCATTCTTCCAAAATAGTGCCATTTCACACCCCCACGGCTATGTATGCGACAGGCACGGAAACGCCGCCGGCCCCAGCAGTCGCCACAAGGTTTACTTGAACGCCCGTCAGCAACGTAGCGTCATTGTCATAGGCCTTGTACTGAATCAATGACGCGCTTGATCGCTCTATCAAAACTACCCGTCTCCAACTCGTGTAGGCTTGATTGAAGGCGACTGTGGCTATCGAGTTGCCACCGCTTACGGACGTGATGGAGATGGCTCCCCATTGCAACTTCAGTGAACCGGGAAAGGTCTGGCGCCCATCTGCACCCAGGGCTTGATTGCTTCCCTTAAAGGCATCGGCTAGCCGGAGTGGAGTGAGCGAAAGGGTATTTTCTGTCAGCGCCTGGGCCTGAGCTGCGCTCGCTATACCTGCCGGCAATGCCACCCAACCCGCGCCACCGGTATCCGGATTGGTCGTATTGTTCTCGACAATGTTCATCCAGTAGCCGTTACCAGATGCCATAACCAGCGTTGCTCCTTTCGGATAGCCACCGATTGCGGTAGCGAAGGTCGAATCGAAGCTGTAGGAGCCACCGGCCTGCTGCCAGCGCACAGCGGCGCTCAGGAAATAGAGAATGCCATTGAAATCCATCCCCTTCGGTGGGATGCCGCCAGCTACCAATGGCGTCATCGTCAGCGGCGGGAAGCCATCAGTGAAGGATGCCAGCCCAGGCGTCACGCCGATCTGCGAGGCGACGGGGATGGTGTTCTTGGATCCGCTTTCAGCGAAGGGTACGGGCGACTTGGAAGGTGCGTTACTGGCCTGCATGGATGAGCCCCGATGATGTGAAAAATACGCCGGACCCGAAGGGCTGCATCAGCCCCTCGCTAAATCCGAAGGTGGAAGGTAGGTCGACCTGCAGAACGCTTGCCAAAACCGCCGCCGGCTTTGGGATTGCACCCGACTGAGTCAGAATGGCGATTTCATAGGGCTCGAGCGCGAACTCGAACACGTATCTGAACTCCATCTTTCCCGTGTCGGACACGTAGCACCGACCGCGGCCGGCGAAGAGGTTGGACAGCAGCCGATTCAGGCTCGGTGACGTGCAATCCGAGATGTTGGCCAGCGCCTTGACCAAGATGAGCTTTCGATACGCATCGTCGGCCAATCGATAGGTCTGCGTGTCTTGCACGCCGGTGTAGAACGGCGCCTGGTTGAATGGCTGCCAGCTGATAGCCTCCTCGTAGCCAAGGTACGTCACGTCGCCGGGGACTGTCAGCATCCGCCCTATTCCAACGATCCTGCCCCAGATGTCCAGCCCGAAGCCCTGCGCCGTCTCCACGTTCCAGACGAAGCTGTAGAACGCATCGAAGTCAGCGTCCGGGTTGATGTAGTCGTCCATGTTGTTGGCCAACTGGACGAGCGTCGGGCTGTTCGCGTACTGGCTGATGATGGTCCGCGCCACCAGCCCGGGTTTCGGTTGCACGCTCATACCAATGTCACCGAGATATCGGCAGCCGACACGGTCGGGCGCCGGTTGATGGGCACAGTCAAACTTGCCGCCGTTGGGGTCACGTCACCCAGCAGCAATGAAAGGATCGACACCGACGCGCCCAGCAGCGACACGGGCGCATAGAAGCGGCTCGCGTAGATAGTCGAGCCGATCCGCGCGCGCTGGCCGCCGTCGGCGCCATTGAAGGCGTCCATGATGGCCTGCTTGATCAGATCCACGATGTTCGACGGAAGAGACGGGTTGTTGGCCAGCTGCACCGCGAACTTCACTGGCAACGCCGCGGGCGTCTCCCACTTCACAACGTAGGACGGGTACGGGTAGGCGTAGCCGTCCCGATCCTCGACCGTGTAAGACGTGTTGCCGTTGTAGTCTGCCCCGTTGCTCTTCTTGCGCCAGATAGCCATGGCGATATCCGCCGCTTCGCCGCCCACCACCGCCACCCAGATGGAATGCGGCACGAGCGACACGCCACCGATGGTCTGGTCGACGGACAGGTTGTTCTCCGTCACATAGACGTCGATGACGCCGTCGAGGTTTGCGACCGCAGCATAGATGGACTGCAGCGGGCTTCGGGCATTGATCGCCACCGACTGGCGCCGGCGCTCTTCGAACTCTGCGCGTGACTCTACATTGCTGCCCACGGTGCCCGCGTCGGCGTTCAAGACCGAGTCCCAGCCCGGGATAGCCTGATAAATCTGGTTCAGCGTACCCGCCGCGCAGCTTATCGGGCCGTTGACCGAGCAGGAAAACGGAAGGTCGATGCTGCCCGACGATGGTATGGTGCCGGCCTGAGTGCACAGGTAGATATTGCCGTCGACCGCCTGAGCGCGCGCACCCACCGGGATCGTGACGCCCGTCAGGCCCATGCACGTGGCGATCACGGTGGTGGCCGTTCCAGGCTTTCGGTCCAGGAAGTAGATGCGGCCGATCGCGTCCTGCATCCGGCCGGCGGCGAAGGCCGGATCCACCTGGTTCACATACGAGGCGAATTCGCTGTTCTTGTCGCCGATGATCGCCGTGGTGGTGCTGGCCAGCTGGCCCTGGGGTGTCTCCAGGTTCTTGTTCAGGCCGCCGCCGAAGGCGCTGTCCATGTCCGCCAGCACGCCGGCCAGGATCTCGGATTCTTGAGGCAATACGAGGCCTTCCGGCGTGAACTGCACGCGCGGAACTTGGGAGGTAGCCATGGGGTCCCTAGAAAGTGATGGTCGACGTCGTGCCGTTGGTCAGCGTGACTTCAACGTAGCCGCTCAGGCGGCGATTCTCGAATGCGGTGATGGTCGGTACAGCATCGGCCACGTCCGGCACGGTCAAGGCCGCGGCGCGCAGCCGTTCGCGCACCAGCGCCAGCGGAGGCAGTTGACCCAGCACCTCGGTCCAGTACGGTATGCCTTTGGCCGTGTCATAGAACAGCTCACCGCGGAACAGCTTGATGGCGCTGGCCACGTCCTGCGCCACCGCGTACGGATTCGACGCCATCGCGATGTTGCCTGCGGCATCAAGCACGAGATCCCAGGCGGTGCGATCGAGTAGCAGCGTATTCATGGATTCGGTGTCCCGGTGTTCGAGGGCCCGGTCTGCACGCCCGGATGTGTGTGCGTCGAGCCGACGTCCTTGCCGTTGTTGCGTAGCGTGCCGAGCGTTTCCATGTTCCCCTGCCAGGTCGAGGTGCCTCCGTAAGAGCCGGCACCCTGTTGCACCGTGCCATTCAGCACGATCTGGGGCGAATTCAGGGCGCATTGCTCGCTGGCGTTCACCTCGACGTTGGGCGCCACCACCATCACCTTGGAAGGAGACACCACGTTGATACCGCCCTCGGTGAACTGCACATACTGCACCGGCGCGCCGTTGAGCAGGCCGCCGAAGTAGAGGCCGTCGGCCATATCGTGAGTCCGCCAGGACCCGGGGTTCGCCTGCTGCCTGCTGGCCTTGACCGCCGACAGGTCCCGGTTGGCGAATGCCGCCATGCCGATGTCCCCGACCTTCGGATCGAGAATCACGGCGTCGGTGCCGCCCTGCAGCCGGAAATAGGGCAGCTGGAACAGCTGGCCATGCGGCACTGCATTCCCGTTTCCGTCCAGCTGGTTCACCAGCGGCTGCACGTCGACAAAGCCGACCGGCGACACTCCGCCGTTGTTCGTGACCGCGACCACGCGGACCAGGGTGCAGGTGTTCAGCCGGTTCAGCATCTGCGTCACCAGGAAGCTGATCGCGCCGAAGTCCTGGGAACCGTCGGCGGCCGCAGCCTGTCCGCGGTACCCGAATTGAGGATCAGCCATTTACCGGCCTCTGGCACAAGATTCTTGACACCCAGGCGCCGCCCGGGACCTCCGCCTCGAGCTGATGCACGAGGCTCACTACTGTCCATTCCCCGTGCGCCGCCTCGATGACCGAAATCACCTGCACGCGGTTTCCGAGGCCCAGTTGTGGGGTGTACAGCACGGAGAACTCCACGCCGCCGCCGGTGAAGGTCGGGTAGCCCACCAGGTTGTCGCCGGCCTGGATAAGCACGGGTTCATCGGCGCGGGCGCCAGCCTGCGGCCAAATTGCCAGAATCCCGCGGTCGATCGTGTAGTTGAAGCGCGCCGCGCGAGCGCAGGCTTTCAGCTGGTCCAGCGCAGTTCCGGGGAAATATGGGCTCGACAGCGCCACATCCACACCGTTGTTCTGGAAGGCCAGATTCATGGCCGTGGCCACGTCCTGCGCAACGACCCCCGCCTGTACAGCTCCCCTGTAACTGCGCGCATTGGTCGGCTTCACTGCCTCGAATGCCGCCGCGAGCGCCACCACATTGAAGACCACCTCGGGCGTCTGGTTGTAGTCGGCCCAGGCCTGGGAGATCGTTCCCTCATAGACCACGGTCAGCGCGTCGCCGCCCACGTCTCCGGCCGCGACCAGGATGCGGTTGTTACGCCGCTCGGTCAGGATTGGCCCAACCACGGTCAGCTTGTTGATCATGTCCTGCGACAGGCCGAAGATGCGCAGCTGCAGCTGGGCCTGCGCGTCCCCGTTGTAGGCCACGACGGCCGCCTGAACACGGTAGCCGGACAGGGTGACAGCGGGCCCGGCATTGTCACCGAACTGGCCCTCGGCCAGATTGATCGTCACGTCGATCCGGCGTTTCACGAAGCTCATAGGTCTGTGCTTTCTCGGTACATCAACTGGAACCGGCCCCCAAAGCCGGTGTAGACGGGATCGTCGCGGCCTTGGGTGTCGACGAAGGTCAGGTCTCCCACGAAGCCGCTGTAGGTTTCGCGGATCAGCCAGACGCGGTCATGGCACAGCACCGCCATGGCGACCGGCTCGTGATTCACCTGAAGGTCGAGGTAGACCCCCGTGGACTTCTGGTAGACGCTGACCTGGCAATTCTGGCCGCCCAGCACAACGCTGCAGGCCTGCGCCGGCACGGCGCGCAGTGGAATCTGCCTCATTGGATACTCCCATCGAGCGGCGCAGCGTCGATCGCGGTGGGCTCGGGCACCGGGAAGGTTTGGACCTGCCCGTTGTTCTGCTCGCCGGCGCCGTCGGGCTCCGCTGTGCTGCTGAACGCGGCCTCCGCCGTCTGCCGTACTTCCTCGACATACAGGTCCACGATCAGCTGGCCGGGCCCCGAGCGCGTGTTCCGCTCGTAGGCATAGGCCACGACGTTGGCCGACGGATAGACGATCTCCGGCGTCACCACCGAGAGCAGGTCCACGCTGCCCTTCAACGTCTCCAGGGTGTTCAGCAGCGCACCGCGCGACGCCGTGTCGCCGCTGAGGGCAAACCGCAGCATGGCGTCGAACGGCGTGTCCACCTTGTTGAACGACGAAAACGAGCCCTGCTCGACCGGAAAGCTCGATATCCGCGACCCGTTGCGAAAGCGGATTCCCAGGAACGTGTCGAACAGAAGGACCTGCTGGCCATCTTGGTCATACAGCCCCCAGCGCGGGATGCCGAAGATCAGCGCGGCAATGGCCCCCAAGCCGAGATTGGCCAGCTCGCCAAGCGACGGAATCGTCAGCCCGCGCAGCACCGCCGGGACGCCTGGCACCTGCGGCACATTCGGAAATTCAATCAGCGGCATCAGAAAGTCCCCGTATTCGCCTGGTTCACCAAACTCTGGCTCCCACCCAGCGCGCCCAGTTCGCGGGCAATGCCCTGGCCGTCGGTCGCCTGCGTGTGAATCGTCACCGGCCCGTTGATGTTGACCTCGTGATTGTTCTCGGTGTTCAGCGGCAACGGCTTCGCGCCGGCCTGCGCAATCACCGGCGCTGCTTGGGCAGCTGCAGCGGTCGAAGACCCCGCCGCCGCTTCCACGCTCGCGATATGCGCCGCGCCGTACAATGCGCCGGCCGCAGCCGCGCGCTTCTCGGCTTCGCCGTCCTTGTCCTTCGGGCGCTCGTAGTAGCGCGACACGGCATCACCAGCCTGCTGCGGCGTCTTGGCCGCTTGCAGCTTCTCCATGGCCGTGCGCTCCGTGTTGCGCAGCTCCCAGTCCACGAACGCCAACTGCTGGGCCAGCGTCGCGTCCTTCAGGTCCATGCCAAACGCCTTCTTGAAGTCGGCCTGGCGCACGGGATGCCACTGCCCTATGCCAACCGCCTGCCCGTTGTCGCCCACCGCCTTCGGGTTCAGGTTGCTTTCGGCCATCAGGTTGGCCACGATGCCGGCCGCCTGCTCGCGCGAGTAGCCTTTCCCCTCGAAGAACTTGATTGCATCCATCGCTGCCTTGTTGCCGCTCTGGTAGGACGGATTGTTCAGGGCGTCCAACTGCGCGCCCTCGCCCTGATTGAGCGACTTGCTGTAGGTGGCCAGGGCCACCCCGCCCGCCACCGTGGCAATGGTCCCCAGCGCCGCGACGCCCGCCGCGCCCGAGGCGCCGCCGATCACGCCCAGCGACGCGCCTATCGACGCCAGAGCGGTGGCAAGGGACGCCATGGGCGCAACGATCGACAGCAGCTTCAGGGCCGCCAGGCCGATCAGCACGTTCTTCCATCCACCCACCGCCTGGGCGGCTTGGTCTGCCTTCTCGACCAGGTTACCCAGGCCGTCCACAGCTCGATCTATCCACTGCACGATCTGCTGCCGATTTTCCAGGAAGTAGTCCCCGACCTTCTGAGCGGCCTTCAACAGCTTCTCGAAAGTAGGGATGAGCGCGATCAGCACCTTGGTACCGACGGACTCGAAGGTGTCGCGCAGATCCAGGTAGATGTTGCGCAGCCGCTGGGCATCCTGGGCGTCCTTCGACGAGATGGCCGAGCGCTTTTCCTGCGCCAGCACCAACTGCTGGATTGCCGCCGGCCCCTGCTTGATCAGGTCGAACTGATCGTCCGAGATGCCCATCATCTGGGCGGCCAGCGCGGCGCGGGCGCGGTCGGTCTTGTAGATCTCCGACACGATGCGCGAGCGCGCCAGCAGGTAACTGTTGCCGTCCTTCAGGTCCTCGACCTTGCCACCGAACTGGAAGAACGCCGGCAACGTCTCGGCGGACATGCCGCGGCGGAACTTCGCCACCTCGCTGGCCGACTGGCGCAGCTGGGCGGTGATGCCTTCCGCCGACCCGCCCGCGCGCTCGGCGGCTCGTTGCCAGGCCTGCAGGCGCTCGGTGCTCATGTCCAGGTTCTTGGACATTTGGCCCAGGCCCGCGGCGCCGCTGATGGTGTTCGCGGTGAAGTTCTTCAGGCCCATCCCGGCCGTGAACACCGCCAGCAGCGCCAGCGCCTCGTTGCGCATGCGGCTGAAGAACATGGCCGCCTGCTTGCCGTTGGCCTCCATCGTCCGCGCAGCACGGCCGGATTCCTCCGTCGTGTGCTTGAGCGAACGATCGACCTCCGCCACGCCTTGCTTGAACCCTTTGGCGTTCAGCTTCAGCTCGACAAACAGGGCATCCAGAATGGTGGCCATTGCTACTTCCTCACTTCGGACAGCACACGCCTGTTGTGCGCGTCCACCGCGATCACCTCAAGCAGGTTGTAGAGATCCTCGGACCCGTACACGGTCTGCAGGTCATGCAGCATGTGCGGGTGCCGGGAGATGACCGCGGCGATGTTGGGCGGCACATTGGCGTAGCTGATCAGCCGGTGGTTGCCGCCGTGCCAGGGCTGGACGCCGAAGTCGATTGGCCGGCGGCTTGCGAAAAATCCAGGTGCAGCGCCACGATCTCGCGGCGCAGCAGCAGGCGCGTGGCCACTTCCTCGATGTCGTCGTTGTCCAGCCGCCGCGTGCCGGCGCGGCCCATGTCCAGCTCGACGCATTCCATCATCTTGTCGAAAAGCGGCTTCGCCTGTTCGAACTTCAGGGTTTGGAGCGCCTTCAGGCCGATCGACGCGAGCCCGGCCAGGCCCGCCTGCGCGATGTTGTCGGGGATCTCTACCTCCGCATTCATCAGCGCGAACATCGCGCGGCCGGCCCACTCCTCGGCGTCGGCCGCCGATAGCTCGGTGATCAAGAACGCCTTTCCCTTGTCGCGCCCCGGCGCGCTGATAGTGATGGTCTTCTGCTTTCGAGCCATGTCACACCACCGACGGGCTGACGTTTTGCCAGGTAATCTGGAACGTCATGGGTTGCAGGATGGCGCGCGCGGTCGGCACCGGCGGCGCTTGGGTCAGCACGCCGCGCTGGAGCGTGTACTTGCGCTCCAACGACGGAATGGCCAGCGAGCCGTTGGAGTAAAAGACCTCCCGCGCAGTTTTCATCGCAGCGATCCATACCTCGAAAATGTCCTTCGAAGGCGAATCCGCCTGGATCGTGATGGTCTGGATCACGGGCTGCGGCGTGTACCCGGCGGACATATAGCCATCCACGCCCATCACCGCCTGGGCGAGCTGCACGGCGTCGAACGCGAAGGCGTCGTCCGTGGCATAGCCCTCGATCTTGCGCGGGGTGGGATAAACGCCCCCCACCGCCAGCATGAGGACGGAATTGGCACTGGTCAGAGTCGTCATGATGTGTTGCCCTTACAGGACGGCCAACGAGGCCAGGGTGATCTGCTGGACGGAACCGCCGTCCATGTACCAGAACGTCATGGGCGGCGTCTCGCGCGCCTCGCGCACCTGCGGCGTGGCGTCCTTGATCTGCAAGTACCAGCCACGAGTCTGGAGCGTTTCCGCGATGTCCACGCCGGCCTGGTTGTTCACCTGGGCCTTCTGCTGCGCGGACAGCGTCACGCCGGCGCGGATGGCGCCGAAGTTCACGCCCGCATTGATCGGGTCCAGGCAGGCCGCATCGATCAGCGTGTAGCCGTCCAGGTTGTAGGGGATGGAGTTCACCTGCGTGAGCAGCGTCATAAGCGCCTGCTGGAAGGCGGCGTTGAGCCAAATCTGGTTCACATAGGTGTCGATCCACTTCCAGTTACCGCTGATCTGCCCCGGGTAGAAGAAGCGGAACTGGTCGTTGCTGGTGGCGTAGTCGCCGTAGAAGTTGTAACCGTTGTCGATCAGCGTCTGCGCGGTCGTGGCGTCGGTCACCGAGAACGTCAGGCCCGACTGGCTCTTGAACGCCAGGGTGATCCGGCCGTTCGTGCGCTCGAAGTCGATAGAAGCCACGGCGCCCAGCACGAAAGCCGCATGCTGAATGTCCTTGTAGACCGGCACCGAGCCGGAATACTCGCTCGCCCGGATGCGCGCGGCCCAGCTGGTGGTGCTGCCCTGCTGCGTGGCCGCAACGTCGGTATCCCAGCCCACATAGACGTAGCGATTGCCACGGCTGTTCGTCCAGGCCGAGAAGGCGACCTTGCCGTCGGTGTCCGGTTCGAACGTGGTCATGAACGACGCCCAGTTCTGGGTGATGTCCGTGATCGCGCTCATGTTCGTGGCCGGCACGCCAGCGACGGCGCCCTGCGACAACACCGCGCCGGAGGCCTGCGTCAGCTTCAGGCCGGCCGCGATCGTGCCGCTGCCGTAGCTGATGGTGCTGGCCGCGCCATCGGTGGCCGAGGTGATCACGAAGGCCGCGCGCTGCGCATCGTAGGTGCACGAGGCACCGAACGACGTGAACGCGGCCTGGATGATCGAGGCGGCGTTCGAGAAGCTGGTGGCGGCCGACAGGTTGATCGTGCTGGACGTCTTCGCGGTGCCATCAACACTGACCGTCAGAACGCCCGTCAACGCCTGCAACTGCGCCAGCGTGGTCGACGCCATCGAGCCGCCGCGCACGTAGGCGGCCACGGCCTCCGTCGGATACTGGGCGAACAGCAGGTTGCCCGGCTTGCGCGTCGAGTTGTCAAAGCCGTTGAAGTAGATGCCGGCCAACGTCGCCTCGGTCGAGGTGGCGCCGAAGAAGCGCTCCACATCGCGCGCCGTGGCGAAGCTTTGGACGGTTCCGATCGGCACGGCCGTATCGGTGGTGAGGATCAGGCCGTTCAGGTCGAGCGCCGATCCGCCGGCGCCGATCACGCCAGGGACGACCTGGACGATTTCACTGGCGGGAATGGACATAGCTTTAAGCTCCCGGAGGGTAGGTAGTGTCGACCTCGACGAGGTCCACGTGGAGTTCGTCCGCAAACTGCTGCGGCACGGTGATGGATGGGTTGAACTGCAGGACCGCGTCGACTGACCAGCGTTCCAGGTACTGATCCTCGCCGGTGATGAACGGCAGTTGCCGCGGCTCACCGGTGTAGAGCGGCTGCGCGCCGCTCGCCTTCAATGCGTCGCAGCCGTAGGAGCTGCGCAGCGCGATGCAGATGGCCAGGGCCATGTCCTGCGCGCCGTCGCCGTAACAGTCGACCTGGGCACTCCACTGGGTGGGCCGCGTCAGGGTCATGGTGCCGGCGCTCGGCGCGTCGGCGTACGTGGTGCGCGGCAGGGATAACGCGGGCGCCAGGCTGGGCGTGATGTACACGTAGCGCCCCGCCGGCGGCGGCACGCGGTTCTGCTGCCCGCGCACCACCAGCACCTGGTCCCCGACGATGACCTGCACGAACGCGCCCAGCGCCTCGACAAGAGCGTCTTCGGTGAGGGAAACAGGGATGCTCATGGCGCCGCGTCCATCTGAAGGGTCACGCCGACCTTGCACCAATCGGGCCAGGTCTCGAAAACCACGGTCACCAGCCACACCTGGCCGCCGAATACCAGCAGGTCGCCACCCTTGGCCAGCGGGCGCACAACGCCCTGGGTGTCGCCGTACATGTACACGCTGCGCTGCACGCCCTGGATGTTCTGCGCATCAAGGTGCGCCAGGTCCTTGCCGCTCAGCGGCTGCACCTGCAGGCGCGCGGCCGCGTCCGGCTTGTACTTCGGCACCTGCTTGCGCCCGGCACCGATCTCGTAGCCATCGCTGGCGCGCAGCGTGCCGTCGGTCATCGGGTTCACCGCGGCGATGATCGGGCCGGCGATTCCGTGCAGGTTCATGTGTCGACCTCGTAGTCCACGCTGTTCATCATGTGGCCGGTATCGACCAGCGGCTTGGCGAAGCCCTTGCGGGCCACGGTGACAGGCGACAAGGACGGGTTGTCCAACTGCCGGATGGATTCCTGCAACTGGCCCTTGATGCCCTCGCCCATCTGGCCGAGCGTCTTGTCGATGTCGTAGTCGTTGTTCTTGGCCACGGCACCCAGGGCGCGCGGCCAGTCCTTCTGCTTCTCGGCGATCATGGCCCGGAAGAACGGCCGCGGAGGCTGGTTTCGGTCCGGCCGGCCAAACTCGTTGACGGCGGCCACCAGCGCGACCGGCGTGCCGTCTGGGTATGTCGCCCCTTCCAGGAACCCCACGCGCAGCGAGCCGCCGTCGCCCAGCTTCTTGGCCATGTCCTCCAGCCGCCGCACCAGGGCCTGGCCGCCCTTCAGGCCTACGGTCGCCATGGAATCACCACGGGGACCGCGTAGCCGGTCGGCGCGGGCCGGTAGCGGCCCACCCGGTACTTGGCCGTGGCCTCCCAATACTGGGCGCCATAGCCGGTCTGCGCGTACCACTGCGCCGAGCCCGGCGCCACGTTGTACTCGGCCGACACCGACACCGAGCCCTCCGTAGCGCTGCTGATCCGGCCCACCAGCGGCCGCGGGCCCTGGCCGTTTTCGCCATAGGTCAGCGCCGCGATGTGGGCCGTCAGCAGGTACAGGAGCACCTTGCGCTCGTCGACGTCACAGACCGCGCTGCTGTCCTTGTTGCTCAGGTACAGCGTGGCCATGCTGAATGCATGGTTCAGCTGCTGATCAGTGAGCGTCGAGAAGGACGGGTAGATCTGCCGAAACTCGGCGGGGTCAAAGACGACGACAGCCATGGGCCGCTCCTAGTTTTTCTGATCGGGCACCCGCTCGAGGCCCTTGCCGGGCTTGTCGGGGTCCAGGCCTTCCAGGCCACTCTTTTCGCCCTTGCGTTCCTTGGCCTTCGAGATGGCGCTGCGTTCGCCGCCCTGGGCAAAGATCAGTTCCTTCTTCAGCGGCTGGAAGTCGGAATACAGCTTCGTCCAGGCTTCCCAGAAATCGGCCTTCACCTCGGTCAGGCCATGGCCTGCGATTGCTTCCGGGTGGTTGGCACCTTTCAGCACCACCGGCTCTTTGGCGCCCGGGATGTCCAGGATCAGCCCATTGGGCAACTTGCACGCGACGGTAACGGTCGACATTTCTCTTCCTCGAATAAAAAGGGGCGCCGGATTGGCGCCCCTGGTCGTTGCTGGAGACCTGCGTTACACGCCGATCATGCTGGCAATGGCCATCGGAACCTTGATGACGGCGCCCCAGGTGCCCTGCGACTTCTTCTGCTTGAAGCTGGAGGTGTCCCGGACGATGGCATGGGCGCGCATCTTCTCGGTGAAGGCGGCGGTGCCCACGTTCTGGCCTTCGATCGAGTCGGCGATGAGCTGCACCAGCTGGCCCGAGCCCGTGGCGTACTGCACGGCGGTCTCGACGGTCAGGTTGGGGAAGTTCTTGGCCAGCATGTCGCTGACGTTGACGTTGTACTGGTTCGTCTTCGTCAGGTTGACTTCGATCTCGGGCGACATGCACAGCTTCAGCTTGTCGCGCCGCGTGACCAGGCCGCGCGTCTGCGCCACCAGCTGGCCGTAGATCTTCACGATGTCGTCGTAGACCGCTTGGCCATCCTTGCCCGACCAGAGGGTCACGCCGCCGACCGAGATCGGGGCCACCGGCGCCGACAAGTTCGGATCGTTCAGCAGGCCGTAGTTCTGCAGGCCGGCGATGCCGAAGAAGTAGCTGTTGTCCTGGAACTTGTTCAGCACCAGGGCCGACGCGATGTTCAGCTCGGACGCCCAGTTGATCTTCGCCTGGCCGGCCATGTCCAGCTCGCGCTCACCCCATTCCGTCATGGTCTGGTAGTGGTACGACTGGCGCTGCGGGAAGTTGGTGTTCGCGCCGGCGCGGCCGTTGTTGTTGAAGTCGCCATAGGACGACACTTCGCCCGTGGATTCCACGACCGGAAAGGTGGCGGTCAGGGTCGTCCAGTCGCCTTTTTTCGACTCGCCCAGGATCACGGCGCCCTGCATCGGCGTCGTGAGGACGCGGGTCAGCTCGGGGTCGATGTAGTTCAGCAGGTAGCCCGGGATACCCGAGTTGCTGACCGTCACCAGCGGGCCGGCCGCGTCCATGGCGAAGCCGTAGTCGCTGCGGAATCCGTCGGGCAGGTAGTCCTGAGCGCCCGGGAACACGATGCCGAAGCGCTTCTCCAGCATCGCGAGGTCTTGATGTCGTTTCATGTCATTACCCCAGGTTGGTGGAGGTGATCTTGATCAGCGCGCCGACGGCCCCTGCGCTGGCAACGAACCAGTCGGTTTCGGTGCTGCCGGCGATGGTGTCGCCAGCGGCACCGGTGGAGATGGTGCCGTCCGTGTTGGAGGCGAAAACCTTCTGGCCGATAGTCGCCACGGTCTTGGTGGCGGCCCAGAAATCGCCCAGGTTGTGCAGAGTGACGCCCAGACCGGCCGGGATGGCCATGGTGGACTCGGCCAGCCAGATGGTGATGACGCCCTGCTGCTCACGGTGCACGAAGCCCGTGGGAACGCCGGTGCCGGCATTGGTGACCTTGCCGTTGGCGTCAGCCCAGGCGAAGCGGCCGACGGTCACGCCGGCGGTGTCCGCCACCAGCGCGCCGGGGCCGGCCAGGACAGTCGAACGCGGGTTCGAGCTGGCAAAGTCGCCCGCCACCGCGGCGGCGGGTTCGATGTAGACCTGTTTCTGGAAGCCCATTTAGATCACCTTCGGCTGATGGGGGTAGCGCTGGTTGAAGCTCTGCACCGAGGCCGAGTCCATCGCCACGCGCGGGGTTTGGGGAGCCTGGTCTTGCGCCAGGGCCATCTTGACCAGCGCACGGTACGCCGAGGGCGGCGTATCGGTCAGGTCGATGCCCTTGGCGTCCAGGGCCATCTTGTAGACCGCCTCGGCCGAGTCCTGGGCGACGATTTCGCCGAGGATGGGCCGGCATTCCTGCTCGGCGGTGCGGATCGCGGTCATGCGCGCGATGGCGCCTTCCTCGCCGGCCTTCGTGGCCTTGGCCAGAGCGGCGTCCATGGCCTGCTTGGTCACCGGCGCCGGCGGCGTGTCAGGAGTGTGCGGCGGTTCGTCATTGGCCGCAGCCGGCTCGCCGAGGGCGGCCATGACGCGCGCGGCTTCTTCCGGGCCCAGCTTCTCGCCGAGCATTTCGCGCATCTTGCCCATCAGCTCGTCGTCCAGGGCGACCGGCTTGGGCTCGACGGTGTCGTCGTCCTCGTCCTCGCCGATCGGCGCCACGGCCGGGTCGGTGAAAACCTCGATGACTTCCTTCAGGTCTTCCAGGTCGGCGTCCTGCGCCAGCTTGCCCTTGAAGTGGTTCTGCATGGCGCGGATGATGCGCGGCTGCTCGGACTTCAGGTTCTTGCGGCTGACGCCCTTCAGGAAGGGGGTCAGGTCGCCCAGTGCCGCGTCCTGGGCCAGCCGGGGCCGGATATGCGCCCCGAGTGCCCCGGCGACGACGGCGGCGGTTTTGCTCAGTTTCATTTTCGGGATCTCCGAAGGGTTGAGGGTACTGCTGTCGCCTACGACGACGTCCGGGCCTGCGCGGCCCACTTCGACAAGCGCGACGTGATTGCCGCGGATGTCTCGCATCACCCCGTCGTGTGCGACGCCTTCATAGACGCCGGGCGTCATGTCGGCCCGGTAGCGATAGGCGCTCGAAAGCTCCTTTTGCTCTTCGGATTCGATGAGCGCGATCGCGACGGCGTCCCACACGACGAGGGAATTCTTGAGGTACGGCGCCTGGTAGGAGGCGTTCGAACCCGTGGCCCCGACCACAAACTCTTTCTGCGGCTCGGCGGCCGAGACGGGGATGTGCTTGGACAGCAGCGGGATGTTGTTGAAGGTCGGCGCCGCCTTTTCCAGTTCCTGCGGGTCACGCAGCAGGAAGTAGATGCGGTTGGCGTCGAGCCCCAGGGTCTCCCAGCCCGGGATTTCGCTGCCGCGGTAGGGGTTGACCGTGGCCTTGCTGATGTTGCTGATCTCGACGTGCATCCGCCCGTCCACGTCAATCCTGCGGACGGTGGCGCGGTCGAAAGCCAGGCCGTGGTGGTTCTGCTGTGTCATGGGTCAAATCCCGGGATGATGCTGATGGCCACGCAGCGGCAGTTCGGCAGCTCGCCGGGGCGGATATACTCGCCGTCGATGAGCATGCCCTTGTCCACGTCGTAGACCTTGCCGTCGGCTTCCTGGTGCGACTTGCGCGGGTGCTTGCCGCCGCGCGAGTGCCGCCACTTGGCCTGTTTGATGCCCAGACCCTGCTGGCGCACGCGCGTTATGGTGGCCGTGGCCTTGTTGTTCTGGTCGCGGGCGATGAACGCCGCGCGCCGCTTGGTGACGCCATACCGCTTCTGCAAGTCCTCGACCAGCCCTTCCAGGTCTCGCCCCTGGGTCACCGACCGCATGACCATGCCCTGCACCTCCTGCAGGTGCTCGGCGGCGATCGACTTGATCAACCCGACGTTCTCCTGCACGGTGGCCTGGAAGACGTCGTTGGCCGCGCGGGTGAGCTGGAACTGCACACTGAACCCTTTCTGCCGCAGGGCATTGCGCAGCGAGATGTCCGCCGCGCTCATCGAGGTCTCGGCGAACTCGCTGGCCACCGGCTGGGCTGCCTCGTCGAATCGGCGCTGCCACTGCTTGGCGAGCCGGCGCATCATCTTGGTCAGCGCCATGGCCGGGCTCTCGTCCTGGGCGATCTCCGGCACGTTGCGCCGGTATGCCGCCGTCAGCCAGTACACCAGGGACCGCTGCATCTCATCGATGAGGCGGTCCAGGCGCTTGCGGTAGGCGGCCTCGATCCCCTGGTTGGCGTGCACCGGGCGCAGGGGCACCTCGCGGCCGGTAGGGGAAACGAGATCAGGCATTGGCGTTTTCCTGCGGTTCGTCGTCCAGGGGCGGCGGCGTGCCCGGCACAGAGTCAGGCACGCCGTCGGCATCGTCGTCGGCGAGGTCCAGCGAGTGATAGCCGTTCGTCTCGTCCGCCGCCACGCGCTCGCGCTCTTCCTGCGGGCTGATGGCGCCGGACTCGATCAGCACCGCGCCGGTGTCCGCGTCCAGCTTGCGGACCTCGGCCAGCTCCTTCTCGCTCATCTGCCACAGCGGCACGAAGCTGAAGGTGATGTCGGGGTCGATCTCGCCGAACTCGCTCAGCTGGATCACCTCCAGGCACTGCTGCAGCGGGTCGCGGAATACCGCTTCCTGGGCCGACAGCATTTCGTCGTAGAAGACCCGGATTTCGCCCTCGGCCGTGGCGTTCAGGCCGCTCGGCGTGATGCCCGTGTACTTCACCAGAGGTATACCGGGCACCACGCAAAGCTGCTCCAGCGACTGGTTCTGCAGCGCGTCCAGGCCCGACAGCGGCACGTTCTCGAAACGAAAGTCTTCTTCCGTCTTATCGATGGCCCAAGCGCCGCGGTTGCTCCGCATGCGATTGAAGACGTCGACGCGATTGAACACGTCGTCACCAGGGTCTCCGCTCAAGATGGAGGCCATGTTCGTCATGAACAAAGGCACCGAGAACCCGTCGATCAGGTTGGCCACCGCCTGGCGCGTCTTCAGCCAGTTGTTGACGTAGGGGATCGTCAGCTGGGTCAACGACATGCCGCCGAAGTTGTACGACGGCTTCAGCAGGTCCGGCACCTCGCGCGACACGATGTTCAGCAGGCGGCTCGAATGCACCTGGCGCCCCAGCACAAACCAGGACGTCGGCTTGTAGAAGTCCGGCCGCATCGGGTTGTCGCTGTTGTAGAGGTACGGCGTCGTCCAGACCGGGTCGATGACCTTGAAGCCCACCAGCGCGCCCTTGGCTATCTTGGCCGGGCTCTTGACCAAGATGGACTTCAGCTCATCCGGGTCGGCCCACGCCAGCATGCCGCTGGGAGTCTTCACGTCGATGTAGATCTGCGACCGGCCGAACAGACCGTCCTGCAAGGCCGCCAGTCGGAACTTGGCGCGCAGGCGATGCCGGCGCATGGCCTTCTCGATGACCTCGAGCTTGTCGCTCTTGTCGTCTTCGCCCTTCACCTCGAGCTTGATCCACTTCCGGGTCATCTCCTTGGCGATGACGTCGGACATTTTGCGGTATTCGGGGCGCTGGGATAGCTCGGCCAGGTAGGGGTAGCCGATGAAGCCCATCCCGGCGTAGGCCTCGCTCACGTAGGCGTAGACCGGCTCCATGGCCTCGTCCATGGCCAGCATCGCCTGCTTCTTGTCGTCAGGAATGACGAATGGCGCCACGGCCGGACGCTTGAACTCCCCCACGGGCGTGGCCACGGGCTCGGCCGGCGGGATGTTCGCTTTCCCCAAGGCTTCCAGGCTGATTTTCATCCCGGGCTCGCGGCGCGCAGCCGGCTCCCCCGCGGGGGCCGTCGCCGGCGTCCTGCGGAGGATCCAGTCGAGTAGTTTCATGCACGCCTCAATGCGTCGGGGTTGATTTGCATCGGCCGCTTGGTGATCAGCTCGGCGAAGGCCCGTGAGAGCCCGTCGATCTGGTCGTCATGCTTGCCGTTCGGGAAAGACCGCAGCTCGTCGATCAGCGCCTTGTTCCAGTCGCCGCGCACCATCAGCACGTTGCCGACGTTGACCTGGGCAGCGAACGGCTCGGCGCGCACGACCTTGTCGCCGCTTTCCGGGCTGCTCACGATCCGGTAGCCGGGCATACCGCGCGTCAGATACAGCACCTGCGTTCTGCCGGCCTGGCCTGGGTCCTGCGGAATGCTGATGCGCACCTGCCGGCCGTCCAGGGCCGCGGTGTTCTCCAGCGCCTTGTCGCGGCGGTCCGGGCCCCACTGGCCGCGCACCATGTCGCCGATCACGTACTGACCGGTCGGCAGGCGGCCCAGCTTCGGGCCGGCCGTGAAGTCGCCGGCACCGTCGGTGCTGGCGAAGTCCCAGCCACGCACCCAATCGATGCGGCCGGCGGGCAGCGCGTCGATGACCTGGATCTGGTCGGGCTTGAACAGGTCACCATCCAGCGGCGTCGGCAACTGCTGATACAGCGACGACCAGGTGCGCGAGTTGCTTTCGAACTGCGCCCAGTGCTGGCGATCGAACCATTCCGGCCAGAGGTATTCGCCCCTGGCGCGCCCGAGCGGGTCGCTGTCGACCTCGCAGCGCGCCTGGATACACAGCACCTCCCAGTCGTTGCCGTCCTTGCAGCGGATCAGGCCGCTTTCGCCGGCCCAGCCGTCTGGCAGGATTCGGCCTGAAAGGTCATCCTCATGCCAGCGCGTCTGAATGATCACGATCCACCCACCAGGGATTAGACGCGTCTTCAGGTCGTCCTCGTAGGCATCCCAGGTCTTCTGGCGAATCGTTTCGGAGTTCGCCTGTTCGCGGCCCTTGATGGGGTCGTCAATGATGATCCCGTGGGCTCGGTTGCCCGTGACTCCGCCCAGGATGCCGCAGGCGATGTACTCGCTGCCGTTCGACAGGGCGAACTCCTGGGCGGCAGACGATTCGCTCGTCAGACCGGTTCGCCAGATTCCCCTGTACCTTGGCTGCTTGATGATCGCTCGGGTGCGACGCCCCATCTTGCGGGCTAGGTCGTCGCCATAGCTCGCCAGGATCAACCGTCGATTGCCCTTCTCTCCCAAGAACGCCGAAGGAAAGACAACAGATGCATAGGTGCTTTTCGCCGAGCCAGGCGGCATGAACACCATCATGCGGCCATGCCTGCGCTCGCTGGTTTCCTTCAACTTCCCTAACAGCAGACGGTGATGATCAGCCATTGTTGTTTCGATGGGCTGAAAAAACTCCGCATCCGGGTCTTCCGCATCTACGGGTTTCCCGGGCACCTCGATAGCGTTTGCATAGTCCAGGATGCTGGACCGCGCGCGCCTACGGATCAACAGCTCACGCGCGGCCTCCTGCGGCGATAGCTGCGAGTTGTTCATCCGTCATTTCTGCTATTGGTATCGGGCCACCGTTCGGGCCGGAATGCTCGATGCGATCCTTAAACATGCCAAGGTGGCGCCCGATATCGACCAGCGCGCCCTTCTTGTCGTGCAGCTTGACCTTCAGCCCTTCGCGCCCTTCCGAGATTTCAGATATCGCAGCCGCGGTGTCGTCATCAATGTCATCGGCGCTCACCAGAGCCAAGCCGTGATAGGCCTCGGTCACTTCTTCCTCGTCATCGCCGGCGTCGGCCACGCGCAGTTCCGTCTTGCCCCAGCGGACGATCTTGCGAATGTCACTGAAGCCGATCTTCGCCAACTCGCGCAGGACCATGTCCTGGGTGATTTCGGTCCGTTTGGCCCGAGCTGCCTGCGCCTCCTGAACCGCCTCGGCGATGTCAGGTTTTGACAGGTTCTCGTCCCCGATCTGCCTGGCAGTCTTCTGGCTGTACCCCGCCCGTATCGCCGCTTGCGTGGCGTTGAGGTCAACGAGGTACTCATCCACGAAGCGGCGCTGTTTGTCTGTCAACGCCATATGTAACCTTTTTGGTGCTATAACGGTGCCCCGGCCCAAGTTGGGCCAATGCAGAGGCGACTATCGTGTCTTATTACAAGTTGAGCGGCTACATCGTTGTCGAAATCACAAATAAATTCGAAGCTGATGAAGCGCCCGAAGATGAGCTTGAAAACGAGGTTTCCCGGGTTGTCTTTGACGACGGCCGTATCCACATCATCACGTCGGAGCAGTTGGACGCGGACGATTTCGAACTTATCGAGTCCAAGCCCGACGAGCCGGAGCCTGATGACGAGAATGTCCAGGAGCTCTATAAAGCCTTTGGTCAGGGCTATACGGTTTCGCTCGAGATTGGAAGCAACGACGACGGCTTTTCGATTGAGCTCGAAGAGGCCGACGCCGCCAATATCTCCGAATACAACATGTCTTGGTAACGTCGCACCATAATGTCAGCGGCTCGCTCTGACCCTACGTGAGCAACACATAAGTGAGCATGGCATCAAAATGAAAGCCCCGGCGGCATGACGGGGCTTTATTTACTATGGGCGCAGTAGCCCGGACAAATTATTGCACTCTGCGTGGCGCTTTCCCACATGTGCATGTGTCACTTTCTCCGCCCAAGAATAGAGCGCAAACGACCCACGCTCGCCCGCGTCCTGCTTGTCTAGAGTGCCGGCTTCCTCCAGCTGATCAAGTACACGCTGCACCCCCGTCCGGATTCGGTGCCTGTCATTGCCCACCGCGCGCGGATCGACATACCGGACCAGTTCTTGCATACGAAACTGCCGCCCGGGATATGCCGCCATCAGGTCCATCACTTCCTTCGCGTACTTCACGCCAACCTCCTTTCAACTCGATCCCGGAACAGGCCCAGGTACAGCTTGTATTCCGTCTCCCCCAGCGATATGCCCGTGGCCGATTCGATCCAGCGTCGGGCGGCCTTCTCGCGCTCCCGGGCGGTCAGGTCGCCAAACATGGCATTCTTCTGGGGGTACTCGGCGATGATCACCATGCGCTCATGCCACGGCAGCTCGGCGTGCATTTCCTCTACGATCCGGGCGTGGTCTTGGTTGATTGGCCGGTGGTCATCCTCCCAGGACACGTACGCCAGCATGTTCCCGACCGTGGCGCCCGACCACGTCCAGCGAGCCCAGTTCCACAGAAGATCGTCGCCCGTCAGTTTTCGCACTTGGCCACCTCGTACCTGTTGCACTTCTTGCCATACGGGCGCCCTTTCAGACACCGCGACACCTCGTCCCCAAACGGGCTTTCGACCGTCTTGACGTGACAGCAGCCCTTGCATGTCCGCTTGAGTTGGGCCTGCTCCCGGCTGATCAGGATGACCAGCGGGTCGCGCATTTCCCACTTGCACAGGTCCGGTTTCATGTCGCCCATCCTCTCCGGCCCAGCCAGGCCCGGTATGCTTCGTCGAAGGCCGCCCGCGGGCTGGGGCCGATGTGATCGCACCAGACGAGCCACAGCCCGGATTCGTAGCGCGCTCGAGGTTTCCTGGTTATCTGCATCAGACGTCCCCCAGTTGCTCGATACGGACCCGCACCATGCCGCCCCGCACCTTTTCTCCGATCTGAGGCGGCGCAAAGTGAAAGCCGCGGTCGTTGACGTTCAGGGCGTCGGCGATGCCATCGGTCGCGGCCTTCATGCGCGCCGCCAGGTTGTCTCGGTCGTAGGCCCGCGCGACTGGCGGGTGGAATTCATAGGACAGGCGCACTTCCTCGAACTGGGAATAGCCCCTGGCTTTGGCCAGAGCGGACCTGGTCAGAAGCCTGGCTGCGGACCTGTAGGATTGCTTCGCACGCGCGATGGGCGCCCAATGGCCACGGTAGTTCGGGCTCAGCTCTTTCGGCGGCCAGGAAAGTTCCACAACGATCAAGCGACCTCCCCGGCGTTCAGCGCCAAACCTAGGGCCTTCTTGGCCATGATGAGGACCGTAATCGCATAGCGCTTTCCGCCCTTGCGTTCGTTCTCGGCCAGAATCTTGAGGGCCCAGCGGCGAGAAGGCTCGACCTCATCCCAAGCAGGAAGTGCGCTCATGCCTGCCTCCGGTAACTCGGCCAGTCGAAGACGACCATTCGGCCACCGCCTTCACGCAGGCGATCGATGACGCGCTCGCCCAGGTATTCAGTCAGCGGGTCCTTTGCCAGATTGCTGATGACGATGGTCGGCTTGAGGGCTTGATAGCGCCCGTTGATGACCTCGAACAGATACATCTTCTCGGTTTCGCTGCCGAACTGGACACCCACCTCATCCAGGACCAATAGGTCCGGATCAACAAGGTTCTGGATGGCCTCTGCCTCGGTGAGTTCGGAACCCTTGCGATAGGTCTCTTTGATCGAACGAACAGCGCTCAGGACAGAGGAGAACACAGCCACTCGGTCCTGTTTGATCACCTCGTGGCAAATGCCCACGGCCAAGTGGGTCTTGCCGGCACCGACCCCTCCGCAGAAGACCAAGCCTTGACCAGTTCTCTGGCATTCCGCGAAGTTTTCGGCGAATTCCCTGGCGATGACCAACGCCTTGGCAGGGCCATCCGCATGGGGCATGAAGTTTGCCAGCGTCCGATCCGCAAACCGCGGGGGAATGGCAGCACGTCCGAGCAGCTCGTTTGCGCGGCGCTGGCGCAGTTCCACCAGCCACTTGGCATGGGCCTCGCTCGCCTCCCGTTCCTGTTGCTCTTTCATGCAAGCAGGGCAACCGGAGGTATGGCCCCGGTACGTGTACGCGGTGTACTCGCCATGCCCTTCACAGACCGCTAGCGATTGTTCGGCTCTAAAACGTGCCATCGGCTGCAACCCCGGCGTGGTAGTCCTGCTGGCTGAAGTTTCCATGTGCTGTCGCTCCGTTCGGTTTCAAACGATTTGAGGGCCGAGGCGGGTAGAGCCCTTGGTAGCCCCCGGCAATGCTGTTGGCGATCACGGCCCCCGGCTGGTGACCTTCGGCGAGATAGTCGGCAAGCTGCTGGAGTTGCCGCTTGGCACCCTCCTCCGTCACCGGTTTCTTGCGCGCTTTCCGGTCGGCGATCCAGCTCTGCCAGTCTTCCCGGTCAAGCCAGTCGGGCAGCTCAATCGCTGACGCGTCGAATCCGTTCCCCCGCTTGCGGGGGGTAGGGGGGTGTTGTTTTTCTTCTTTATCTTTTTCTTCTTCTTTATCTTTATCTGTCGTGACTTCGCGTGACTCGTCGTGACTTTCGCGTGACACCTCCGATTCAGCGGATTGGCGTTCACGCTCGCGTTGATCCCTTTTCCTCTCAGCGGCAGATTTGGCGCGGCTTCCCAGGGAGCCGGCGTCTTCCTTCTTGGGCTGCCTCTTCTCCCAACTTATGATCCTGTTGCCATCCAGGAAACGGCCCTGCATAGCCTTGTAAATGGCATCCACCACATCGTCCGTCACGTCCAATGCGCTCGCCACATCCTCCGTCGTGACGTTGACGTGACCTCGCGTGACATTGCGTGACGCTGACGCCATGTAGTGCATAGACACGGCGATAACCACAGATACGGGCTGGCCAGACGCGCGAGCGATCGTCCTCCACTTCGGATCGGTGGGCATGTCGTGCCATAGCCGGAACCATTCATTTGCCATTACGCAATCTCCAGCATCCCCGCAGCGCGCAGTGCGCCTTCGGGGACTTCCAAGCCTTGGGCCTGCAGTTGTTCAATGCACCAGACCAAAAGGTCGCGCTGGCGCCCGTAGCGGGCCTCGAAGCGGGCCTTCCAGGGATGCACAGCAATTCGGCCAGGCGCTCCAGTGCCGTCTTGGTGGTTGCCGGCCGACAGCGGCAGGACGAGCCAATGCGCGTCCGGCTTGGTGCGGCCGTCGATGTGATGGATGGAGCATTGGCTGTCGAAGAAGCCATCCATGCGCGAGGCAACGCAGCCGATGTTTGAGGCGAGCATGTCCCAGAAGCGCTTTTGTTCGGCGGTAGGGTTGCGGCCTTTCATTGCAAAACCCCAAAGAAAACCAACAGGGCGGCGCCATAAGCCGTGACGCCAAAGATCCAGGACACCCATTTCGGGAGAGACGGGACGGAGTAGATGGCCGTAAGCAAAATAAGAAGCCAGTATTTGAGTTCGGGAGTCATACCCACCCCGGGATGTGCGGTTCATCCGACCAGGCAACGCTGTTCATGTCGCCGAACGCCTGGATGCTTTCGATCAGCTCGGCCATTTCCTTGACGCCAAGGGTGCGCGTCTGTTGGCCCAGGGCTACAACGCCCTTCCCGTCCAACGAAGGCACCAGGTGCATGCGGTTCGTCTCACGCATCCAGGAATCGACCAGCAGGCGTTTCCAATCCTCGATGCCCAGCTTGCGGTCCATCCACGTCATTTGCGCCGCGATATCGCCGCACATGGCGTGCAGCTTGGCGTTCTGGTTCAGGCTGCGATTCGGCTCCTGGATGGCCACGAAATGGCCGTCAGGGGTCGTGAGCATGGCCTGGACCAGCATCTGGCGAGTCGCCGGAGTTACGCGGATGCGGCGCTTTTCCATGTCAGCCCCTGCCTTCCGATTCGAGATCCGATTGCAGATACTTGAACGCCATCCGCTTGAAAGCCTGGAGATCTTCACGATCCACCACGACCGCATCGAGCGGAGCCACTTGCAGCCCAACAGCGGCCAGCAACTGGCAGGCGCGTTCCAGATGGTCAGCCTTGAATCGGCTAAGCGTGCTGGAATCAATGCCCATGCAATCGGCTGCACGCTCCTGCGTCGTGAGCGCAAGGTGCTGCAAAACGTCGGCCAAAAACCTTGCACCGATCTTGCGGGTGTTCTCAAGCTTGGTTGGAGATACTGACTGGGTGCTCATTTCGATACATCCATGAGGCTAGAAAAATGACTGAAACCGAAACCCTGCTCTCCCAAGCCCAAGACATTGCTCTGCGCGCCTTTGACGAACCCAGCGAAAGCGCCGTGATGGATATCTTCCGTAGGCTCTGCTGCGAGCAAGACGAAGCCCGCTTGAGCCGGGAGATGGAAAGCCGTGGGGTTTTGCATTGAGATCACGCGGAAGCCTCGCTCGTCATGGAAGCGCGGGGAGCCCGCACCGGCTTGGACCAAATGACATGACCATCCAGCGGGCGGCAGGAGGCGCGGGGGACCTTCCCCTTAGTGAGCTTTTCGATCGCCACGCAGTACGTCGGGTCCATTGGGCGCTCACCAGAAATCATCTGGGACAGGTACGAGTCAGACACGCCCAGGCCTTTGGCCAGGTCGGTCAGGCGGCCTCGCTTGGCCTTCACATATGCCGCTAGGGCTTCGAGCTTTAGCTTTTCCATGCGCCAACTTTAGCATTGGCGAAAGCGAAACACAAGCCTATGCGAAACCAGCAAAAGCTAAATTTCATTGCATGAGAACAACACTTGCTGAAGTGCGCCGCCTGAACCTTCGCCGCCTGATAGACGACGAAATGGACGGTATGCAGTCCCGGATTAAAGACCGGACAGGGATCTCTTTGTCGCAGATCGGCCAATGGCTAAGCGGCGATCGCAACATGAGCGAGACATCGGCGCGCAAGTTGGAAGCCGGCCTGCGACTAGATGAAGGCTGGCTTGATCGGCGCCCAGGGGAACCTGCCTCTACGACTACCCCCGTGCCGGCAACGGTCGATAAGCCTGATGATGTGTTTGTCCCTATTTCAAATGCAACAGGAAGCATGGGATTCGGCTCGCACCGCAACGTGGCCGAACAGATCATCGACACCATGCGAGTGACCCGCTCCTGGATTGCTCACGCTTTCCCCAATCTGTCGGCGATCGACAACCTTGGGATGCTGACCGCGTTCGGCGATTCGATGGAGCCAACCTTCTCAGATGGCGATCTGGTTTTGGTGGACCGCGGTATCACCGAGATCAAGCTAGATGCGGTTTACGTGATTGCCCGTGGCGATGAATTGTTTATCAAGCGCGTGCGCCGGCAACTGCATGACGGCGCGATCCTGATTCAATCTGACAACCCCCTATTTGGGCCGCCCGAGAAAATCGTTGACGGGGAGAGAGACAGCTTGACTGTCCTAGGGCGCGTAATCTGGGCATGGCGGGGCAAGAAGCTATGAGAACTCGCACGATAGCCGCGCTCACTATCGGCTGCGCGGCTGCCGGGTCCAGCCTGCCGGCCACGGGCGCGGCCCCATTGCCCATGCCCCACGAGAAAACACTAGAGCTGGCAATCCAGCAGTGTCAGGACTTCGCCTTTGGCTCAGGCGATAAGGCGCTCGCGGCGACTTGCAACCAGAGGAACCAGGCGCATGGTCCGCGCTGAAGATGGCATCTACCTCTACCCTTCCAGTCGAATACTGGGCGGCCTGTCACCGGGCCGCTGGGGGGGATAATGGCCTAGTGCTTGAGTTGTGGGCAAAATGCGTCACCTTTGCTCAGCATCAGTGCAACCACAGCGCGAAGTCAGGCAGCGCTGAATGGAACCAGTGTGTCAGGGCAATCAATAGCCGAGCCTGGATCTACCGGTAGCCCCTCCCGGCGTAGTCCGTCCCCATAACAGACGCCCAACCAGCGTCTTTATTTTCGCATCTCACTTTCGCATATGCTTGACTTTAACTTTCGCTTTGGCTAAAGTTCAGTCATGCGCTGCAAACACAGCGAAGCAAGACCCCCACGGACCCTCAGCCAGCAGTCAGGGCATCGCCTCAAGAGGGAGACGTACCGCCACGAAGTCGGATGGGGAAGGCGAGAACCGCTCTTTCACAACTAGCCAAGCCATGGAAAACGCCTAAAGCCGCTCGCGGCCGGTAAGCGCAGGTGGCAATCCCCCACGCCTGAATGCATAGACCGGGGGCTATCACCGACACGCCTGATCTCAAGTGGGGATCGCACAGGGTGTGCACGGGATTGAAGAGGCGCCTACAGACCGCGAGCCAGCATTGCTGGGAGTTGCGTGGATGTGGGCGCCCCAGATTCATCTGAATGCCAACCCATCCGGGTTCTGGCATTTCCATGAACCTGGGAAAACAACATGACCAATCAATTCGTAGTTGGCCAGTATGCCGTGGGCCAAGGCGGAATCTACATCGGCGTGACCGCGCAAGGGCGTCATTTGTTCGCTGCCGCCACGCCGCTGGATGGCAAGTTCGAGTTCGGCGGCTACGGCGACGAACTGGAAGGCTACTCCGACCTGGATGGCGCCGAGAACACCCGCAAGCTACTGGAGCGCGGCAACCATCCGGCGGCGCTGGCTGCTTCTGAGTATTCGGCTGACGGCCACAGCGACTTCTATCTTCCGTCTCATCGTGAGCTGTTGCAGGTAGTCGCGGCGGAGGGATTCAGCGAAGGCGTCGGCGATGTCTGGACCTCTACGCCCTACGGCTCCTACTACGCCTGGGCGGTGTATTTCGAGTACGGCAGCGTCTGCTTCTGGAACCGCAGCAACGAGGTCCGGGTGCGTCCCGTCCGCAGCATCATCGCTTGATCAATTCAACTCTTCGCCCCGGCTTGCCGGGGCTTCGTCACCATTCCCCGCCTTCCAAGCCCAGCATCAAAACCGTTTCCGTATGCATACGGACGTGAGGATGCTGGAGCCGTGAAGGTAGGACGTAAACCTGGGCCGCGTCAGTGTCCAGGGCCTCCAAGGATGCGGAGCCTTTCTTTCATACGTTCCGCGAAAAGCGCATGAGTCCCCTAGCAGTACCGGTGGCCCCGCATCCTTGGGGGTGTGCAGGAAATCAGCAGGCACCGGATCTTGTAATCCGGCCTGCCAGGAACAACGGGGATGATAAGCCGCTGGCCTCCCCGCCGCTGACATATGGGTAGCTCCCAGCCACCCCCACCCAAATCTCCTTGGCGCCGTGAAACAGTCGGCCGTCTCCCGGACGAAACCCGGGGCCTTCAACCGAAGGGCAGACGGATATGGCGTATCCGTGCGGCACGCTGAGTGCCGTGGCATGCCCCGAGGCTTGGTCGCTTGATCCGCCCCGCGACGGCGGGGATACACAGCGGTTTCAAGTTCATGCCTTTGTTGGTTCGACTCCAGCCCCTTCGGTTGAGGGTAAGCAGTACCGCCCAGGCGATGGGCTATCAGCGGTAAGGCCCCACGAGCCTGTAAATCGACACGAGGCCAAAGCCGGATTCGCACCCGGCACCCTCTTCATATACCTGATTGGAGATCACATGAACTCCCCTATCAAACTGCCGGACATGTCATGGAGCCTGATCGAGGCTTTACCTGAAGATGCAGTCACTGGCGTATTCATCTACGCCGCACAAGCGGTACGTGATGCCCTGGCGGCGCTCAAGATTGATGAGCGGGCGGCGTTTGAGGACTGGGTGCGCATGCGTCATCCGGAATCCCCCTCCATGCTGTGGCGAGAAGACGAAGGGTATGTGTACGTCAACAGCGAGTGGGATGCATGGCAGGCCCGCGCATCGCTCATCCCGGAGAACAACCATGAGTGAACAGCACGACGGGCGCGCCCTGAGCGAATACGAGAAAAAGATACTCGCTGCCCTTCCCAGTGACGGCGGTCTGCTAACCCGCGATGTGGCAAAGAAGGTTCATCCGATGTTCGGCAACACCAACCACATGCATAGCGCCGCAGTGCGGTCCTGGCTACTTCATCTTGAACACCTGGGCCTCGTCCGTCGCCTTGATGACGAGAAGCCGGTTTGCTGGCAGCTCGCCCCTCCCAAGGAGAACAACCATGCTGAAGGTGCTGATCAAAAACGTCCGTAGCTTCTGGTGGTTCTACGCAATCCTTTTTGTCCCGCTAGGGATCGTCGTGGGGTGGTGACATGGACCGATTCCATGGTGATGAGCAGTACGAAGTCTTGACCGCCACGGTGCAGGACGTATGCGAAACGCTGGGCAATCCAGCAAGCTGGGATGCAGACGGCCATGATGCCCTGTGGTGGGCAAAGCGCCTGGCAGATGCGGATTTCTTCGCCAACCTGAGCGCGGCTGACCATCTGGCCATTCTCTACGCCGTCATGTACAGCAACAGCCCCTGGGTGCTGAGCTTGCAGCGGGATATCAAACACGCGATCAATGAGCAATTGGAGGGGTAATCATGGCTACGAAACACACGCCGGGCCCGTGGTCCGCAATCCAGGTGTACAGCGATGCCGTGTCAGTGGTGGACGCCGGCGGCTTTGAGCTTGTCGAAACCGAGAACATCGCCATTCTGAGCGAGTACAGCAAAAAGCTGAACATCAGTCACTGGGCTCAGTCCGAGGACGCCTATCGCGTTCTCAGCGATGAGGAGCAAGCGGCGAACGCCCGCCTGATCGCCGCCGCGCCCGAGCTTCTTCAGGCGCTTGAAGCAATTGTCAATGATCCGTATGTGGCCGCGCTGGGAAGTCTTGGGATGCGGGCCAAGCGAGTCATTGCTAAAGCCCGAGGTGAGCAATGAAACGCCTCCTACGCTGGCTTATCCAAATAGACGCCCATGAACGCGCCGCAGTATTTGCCGTCATCTGCGCCATCGTAGGCGTAATGGCAGCCCTACAGCACTCTGACCAGAGATCTAACGAACTCTGGGCGAAGGATGGTGGTACGGCTGTCGCGGCTAAGGAATAGACATGTCAAAGACACATTGGAAGCTCCTGATCAATCCTGACTACATCGGAGCCTACGCACTAGAAGAAGGCCAAGACCTTACGGTGACTATCGACTACGTGCAGCAGGAATCCGTCACCGGAACCGGCGGCAAGAAGGAAGATTGCACGGTTGCTCATCTGGTCGGCCAAAAGCCAATGATCCTGAACGTTACCAACTCCAAGATGATCGCCAAGCTTTACGGGCCGTACATCGAGGACTGGGCGGGCAAGCCGATCACGCTGTACGCCAGCACCACCAAGCTTGCTGGTGAGACGGTGGAATGCCTACGGATCCGACCCAAGGTCACAGTCAAGCAGCCGCCAAAGATCAGCGCTGATCGGTTCTCCAAGGCCATCCAATCTATCAAGGATGGAGCCTATACCACCGACAAGCTGCGCGCCAACTTCACCCTGACCCCTGAACAGGAAAGCGAGCTTGTGGAGGCCCTAAGTGAAGCCATTGTTTAAGGTCCGTTGCTCGTCGCTTAGCGCCATCATGACCGACCCAAAGACAAAGGGCGCGGTGCTGTCAGAAGGCGCCAAGACGTACCTCGAAGGTGTAGCCAAGGAACTGGTCTACGGCTACACCTACTCGCCGACAACGAAGTACACCGAGAAGGGGCAGCTAGTCGAAGACCAGGCCATCGCTCTATACAACTCGGTTTTCTTCACAAACCACTCGAAGAACACCGAACGGCGGGAACTCGACTACTTGACCGGCGAGTGCGACATCTTTACCGGATCCAAGATCATCGATATCAAGTCGGCGTGGTCACTGCACACGTTCCCCGCCACCGCAGCGATGGGCGCCAGCAAGGACTACGAGTGGCAAATGCGCGGCTACATGAAGCTTTGGGATGTGGATGAGGCCGAGGTCGCTTACTGCCTTGTTAACACCCCGGACGAACTTGTGGGATACGAGGATCCAGACCTGCATTACGTCGATCACATCGATGAGGTTCTGCGCATTACCCGGGTCCAATACACCCGCGACCGCGAACTGGAGGAAAAGATGGAAGCCCGCGCACGCGCTGCTCAAGAGTACGTCATCGACGCCATGCAGCGCATTGCTGCGGAACACCAAGGATAGGACATGGCATCAGTCAACAAAGTCATTCTCGTGGGCAACCTGGGTCGCGACCCGGAAGTCCGCTACAGCCCCGACGGGGCCGCAATCTGCAACATGTCCATCGCCACCACCTCCACCTGGAAGGACAAGGCCTCGGGCGAGCGCCGCGAAGAAACCGAATGGCACCGCGTGGTCATGTACAACCGCCTGGCCGAGATCGCCGGCGAATACCTGAAGAAGGGCCGCTCGGTCTACATCGAGGGCCGCCTGAAGACCCGAAAGTGGCAAGACAAGGACACCGGCGCTGATCGCTACAGCACCGAAATCGTCGCCGACCAGCTTCAGATGCTTGGCGGTAAAGGCGAGGAGGTAGATCGCGGCCCCGCCCAGCGCCCCGCCAGGCAGCCTCAGCAACGCCAACAGCCACAGCAGGAAGCATCTTCCTCACTATCGGACATGTCTGACGACATTCCGTTCTAGCACCTCCAGGCCGCATCACTGGCCGATCCCTTAGGAAAACCATGAACGACACTATCCAGCTTGACCTGGGCGGCGGTTCGCGCCTGGAAGTTCCTGCGCGCATTGCTTTGGACGCGCTGCTCGAAAGATTGACCTCTTCGCCCTCGCGCTTGGCACGACCCGCACTGATCGGTGCCGAACTTCCCGGGCAGGGCGGCATTTATGCAGGCGACATCCTCGGCGACGACGGTGTTGTCTACGGCCTCATTGTCGCCAGCGAGGACCTGGACGGAACCTACGCCTGGGGGCCGGAGGATGGCGAACGCACCGCTAGCACCTGGGACGGCCTGGTCAACACGAACAACCTGCTGCGTCACGATAAGACGCACGCCGCAGCGCGTGCTGCCAAGGCATACAGCGCTGACGGGCATGCCGACTTCTACCTGCCGGCCAAGCGCGAAATGCAGATCATCGCGGCCAACCTGCCCCACCTGTTCCAGCCGAAGCCCTACTGGACCTCGACGCCCTACGGCTCCTACGACGCCTGGGCGGTGCTTTTCGAGGACGGCTACGTCAACTACTGGACCCGCACCAACGAGTTCCGGGTGCGTCCCGTCCGCAGATTCACCTATTGATCCATTTACCCCTTAAGCGGGCGCAGCCCGCAGGAGACTTGCATGACCGCTACCGCAACGACCGCGCCCGTCATCGGGCAGGAATGGCCCGAACAGGGCGGCATCTACATCGGCTCCCGCCTGATCGACGGCGCCACGCACCACGTGATCATCCCCGGCAGCAAGGAATTCGACCTGATCGATGTGGAATTCAAGGATCTGTCCTCGGCCGTGACCGAACGCGGCGAAGTGAACGACCACGCCGATTGGCGCGCGCCGGACCAGGAAGACATGATGCTGGCCTACATCAACGCGGCGGACCTGTTCGACAAGGACGACTGGTACTGGACGAACAAGCCCTACGGCTCCTACCTCGCCTGGGCGGTGCATTTCGAGTACGGCCTCGTCTACTACTGGACCCGCAGCAACGAGTTCCGGGTGCGTCCCGTCCGCAGCATCATCGCTTGATCCCTTGAACCCTTTGCGGGCGTAGCCCGCCGATGCCATGGCCCTGCACACAGACACCAAGATTTTCAAGGTGACCTACGACCTGAGCCTGTTGGTCACGAAGCTGGTGGCGAACATGCCCAGGAACTACAAAGCCGATTTCGGGGCTGATCTGCGCAAGCAGTGCTTCGAGCTGGTGGCGCTGGTGTATCGGGCCAACTCAGCGTCCGATAGGCCGCCCGTGATCCGGATTCTTCGGGAACGGGTGGTGGCGGTAGATCTGTCGCTGCGCTTGGCGGTCGACCTGCGGCTGATTTCTCGCGGACAGTACGGCGAGGCAATCGCGCTGACCGATAGCATCGGGCGGCAGGCAACGGGATGGCTGAAACACTCCGAGAATGCGCTTGCTGCCCCGCCGTCACGGCGGCCGGGCCAACGCGCTTGATGATCTGGTCACGCCGCTGGCCCACAAGGCCACCGATATGCGCATCAGAGGATACCGCCGGCCAGGGTCGGACAGGTCCCGCGCAGTTTCCCCGCTGATCCGGCAAGCCTTCGGCGGGGCGACGTGGATAGCGTGATATCTCGCCCTACGGCTCCTACAACGCCTGGGCGGTGAATTTCGAGAACGGCAACGTCAACAACTGGAACCGCAACAACGAGTTCCGGGTGCGTCCCGTCCGCAAATCATGCTCGGAGTTTCTATGGATTCTTGCCATTCGTTCGCGGAGCTGGTGCAGGCATATTTCGACTGCCGCCGGCTCAAGAGAAACACGGCCAGCGCCCTGCGCTTTGAAATGAACCTGGAGCGCAACCTGGCCCAGCTGGACCACGAACTCCGGAGCGGCACCTACCGCCCCGGACGTTCGATCTGCTTTGTGATAACCCGCCCCAAGCCGCGCGAAGTCTGGGCGGCCGACTTTCGAGACAGGGTAGTTCACCACCTGCTCTACAACAAGATCGCTCCGCGCTTTCTTGCGGGCTTCATCGCTGACTCCTGCGCGTGTATCCCCGGCCGCGGCACTCTGTACGCAGCCCAACGGCTGGAGGCAAAGATACGCAGCGTCACTCAGAATTGGTCCCAGCCTGCGATGTATCTGAAGGCGGACTTGGCCAACTTCTTTGTCAGCATCGACAAGCGCAACCTCTGGCTCCGGGCTTGCGGGAAGATCCCTGAAAACTGGTGGCGCCGACTGGCGGCGCAAATCCTGTTCCACGATCCCAGGTCGGACGTCGAGATGCGAGGCGACCCGTCCACCTTGTCGCTGGTCCCCAGACACAAGCGCCTACGCGAAGCCCCCGACTACTGCGGTCTGCCCATCGGGAATCTGTCCTCCCAGTTCTTCGCGAACATCCTGCTGGACGGATTGGACAAGCATGTGAAGCACCGTCTCGGCGGCCGTCACTACGTGCGATATGTGGATGACTTCGTCCTCCTCCACCCTTCCACGCAATGGCTGACGCAGACTCTGGCTTCGATCAATACCTATCTGCCGACTCTCGGCCTAGCGCTGAACCCAAGAAAGACCATCATCCAGCCCATCGATCGTGGCGTCGATTTTGCCGGACATGTCATCAAGCCCTGGCGCAGGGAGGTTCGCCGACGCTCTATTAGGACCGCCCTGCGACGGCTTGAAGATCTTCCACAAGAGAAGGTCTTTGAAACTGGGAACAGCTACCTCGGACTCCTTCGCCATGCAGATGGCCACCGAGATAGCGCCTTGATTGCCAATGCCATGCGAAAGCGTGGCCATTTCGTCGACGCGTCGCTGACCAAAGCTTATCGGCCTAAGCGAGGAGGCTAACCATGGATGAGAAAGAAAGCTATTTGTTCGCCTGGGGAGTCCTGGGCGCATTGGCCGCTATCTATGCCGGCCTTTACTTCCCTGGGCGTGGTTACTGCCCATTTTCACTATCGCCCAAGGAGCCTGACATGACCGAATTCGAACTCAAGCACGGCCTTTCGCAGGACGAGCCCGGACCGCTGGAGCCGGTGGAACTTGCCCAGCAGCCCGGCGATGCGCCTGCCACGGGCAACACCGCCCGAGACCAGGAGATGTACGCCGCCGGCATCCGGACTGGCGAAGAGAACGCCAAGCACAATGCGGCGATTCGCGCGGGCGCTGGCTGGCTGCCGATCGAGAGCGCGCCGAAGGACTCCATCATTTTTGATGGCTTGCATCACTATGGCACCAAGATCATCGTGTTCGATGGAAGCATCAACACGGCCCGCTGGTGGCGCATAGAGGGCGATTCTGCGAGCAATTTCATTGACGAAGGCGGCAGAGCGATTTACCCCACGCACTGGATGCCCCTTCCCGCCGCCCCTGGAGTATCCACGGTGGAGGATGCGCAGGCCGTGGCCTGGATGGACCCGGACACGCAGGACGTCATCAGCGCCGAGCGCAAGGCGTCCTGGTTGAACGAGTACGGCGCCGGCGGCGCGGCGAAGGCGGCCACGTACACCCGCGCGCTCGGCGATCTGCGCCCCGATCCCGCTGCTGGCGATGCGCTGGATGCGGCGCGGTGGCGTGCCTACGCCGCACAGTTCCCCGAGATATCCGCCGCATTCCTGGCGATGCATGGCGACGATCCGCTGCCGACGATCAAGGGCGCGTCGATCACGGGCGGCTATGTCGTCGTGACGCCGGCCGGCTGGAATGCAGACAAGGCCGTGAAGCTGCGTGACGCCATCCTGCGGCTATTCCCCGTCAACCCCGCGTACACGCCGCGACCGAGCGACGAGCTTGCAGCCCAACGTAAGGGGGATGCGTGATGGTAGATATCGAAAGCCTCCGCGACATAACCCGTCAGCGGTGGGGCCGCATCACGGCTTTCCGCCTTGGGCAGATTGCCGCCGAATACCTTGGACCGGTTGCCGTCGACGCGAACCCTTACCGACTGGAACAGCACTCCCATCGCAACTATCTGGAGGGAATCAGCTTCCACCAGGCGAAGGCCGCCCAGCAGAGCGGCCAGGGCGCGGGGACGTGAGCATGGACGTTGCCGTCTTGTTCGCCCGCCAGGACAGCGCCTACAAGACGCTGTCAGGCGTGGACGTTTACGACATCGACCGCGACGCCCGGACATTTCAGGGCGGCATGCCGGTGGTCGCGCATCCGCCGTGCCGCGCCTGGGGTCGGCTCCGCGCCTTCGCCAACCCGCGTCCGGACGAAATGAACCTTGCCCGCCTGGCCGTGGCCCTGGTGCGCGAATTCGGCGGCGTTCTGGAACACCCGGCCGGCAGCACGCTCTGGGATGCCCAGATGCTACCTCGCCCGGGTGGCGCCCGTGACCAATACGGCGGCTGGACCTTCGCCGCCCCGCAGATGTGGTGGGGCCACAAGGCCGAGAAGGCAACGTGGTTCTACATCGTCGGCGTTGAGCCTGGAGACATCCCCGAAATCCCCCTGGTGCTGGGCGATGCCGCCTACGTGGTGCAGAGCCGAAAGCGCCACGACTACCGCCCGCATATCACCAAGGCAGAGCGCGAGCATACCCCCCCCCAATTGGCCGCATGGCTCGTCGAGCTGGCGCGCCGCTGCCGCACAGAGAAAAGGAAAGCCGCATGACCACCCACACCCCCGCCCCGGCGCAAGGGGCCCGTCTGACGGATGACGAAATCCGATCCATTTGGGTCGAACACGGCCTGGATGACGAAGCCGTCGAAGACTTCGCCCGCGCCATCGAATCCGCCCTGCTGTCCAAGCTGCGCGCCCCTGTAGCCGATGATCTGATGACGCAAGATGAGACGCTGGCAGATCGCCTGGACCGAATGGCTTTCGCACAGCCGACAGGATCGCAATCCCAAAGCGACTTGCTCGCCGCCGCAACGATCTGGCGAAAACACGTCAGCCGCCCAGCAAGCGCCCCTGTAGCCGAGGAGGCGCTAACGCGGTTCTGCCCCGAATGCGGCCTCGTTGGCGATGTGGCAAGCGGATATCGGAGTTGTTGCCCGGATGGCGGATCGGCCCGGATGATTCCCGTGTCGATGGCCAAGAAATGCCGCGACAACTTCCTACTTGCGATCAATCGCGATGCCGCGCCCCAGGCCAGCGAGGCGGTGCGCGATGCCGGTATAGCGGCATCGGTCGACCAACTGGTTACAGCTGCCAAGGGCATGACCAAGCTGTATCCGCACGTCTGGGACCGCACAGACGGCAGCCTGGTGGTATTCCCTGAAAACGTCGCACAGTTCGACGCCGCATTTGATGCGGTTCGGGTCGCCCTTGGTGAAGCGGTCGAGGATGACGATAGCGCTGCCCTGTCCGCGCAACCGGGAGCGCAGAAGGAGAGCCGCGATGCAGAGTGACCGCGAATTGCTGGATCTGGCGGCGAAGGCGGCTGGGATCGACGCTAAGCCTATCAAGGGTTTTGATGGGGTGGAGCGCCTCCATACTGGCGCTGGAAGCTATATGCCATTGGTCTGGAACCCACTCACCGACGACGGCGACGCGCTGCGGCTGGCGGTTCAACGCCGGATCAAGGTCCGGTACAACGAAGCGCTCGGGCAGGCTCTGGCGTGGGACAGCCTGGGCAACGAGTACCAGGTCAACGTCGAAGATTGCGCGCGGGATGAGTGTGCTGCAACCCGTCGCGCCATCGTCCGCGCTGCCGCCGAGATCGGTGCCCAGGCCCACGCCCACCCCGACCACAAGGACGGAGGCGCAAATGAATGAGCTGATGAAGTATGACCCGGCCACCGGCTGGAGCAAGCCCTATCCCAGCCATGCCGCCCAATGGCGCGAGCATAACGGCAAGACCGCGTGGCTGTTCAATCCGTGGACCGGTGACAGGCGCACCGCCCAGGATGTTGGCTCCGACCCGTTCGGGCTGTTGGTTCACCCCGGCGGCGATATCGCTGCGCACAACGACGGAGGCACCGTTTATGAATGACCTGCATACGGATCTGGCGGCAGAGCGCGCCAAGGTGGAGTTGCTTCGCGCCGCCATCCGCAATTACCTGCACTGGCCGTTCAGATCGAGCGAAGAAGCGCTGAAACAGGCTCTGGCCGACACTGACAACAGGGACGGAGGCGCAAATGGCTGACCTGAAACCTTGCCCGTTCTGCGGCTCCGAAGCCTTCGCCACATACAAGACCGGCGACGACGATATCCGCCGTCATTCGGTGCATTGCCGTGAACGCTGCGGAGCCCAGATGGGCGGCAGTCTCGTCACGCACTACAGCGAGGAAAGCGCCGTCAACGCATGGAACCGACGCACCCCAGACACCCGCCTCACCGCCCAGCTCCGCGAGTGCGCCGACACCCTCGGGGCCGACCAGATCGACGAGCAGCGCGCCATGCGGGCCTATGCCGATTCGGTCAAGCTGCTGGAGGAAATGCCTCATATATGTGGCACGGAAGGCGGCGACGCCTAATTAAAGGAGCAATAGATGGCACACGCAGCCCAACAACAAGCACCGGCCGCGGCGCCGAAGCGGGTAATGCTTCCGCTCACAGGGCGCCAGCGCGAAATCCTGGCATTCATCGAGATGTCGATAAAAATGTGTGGCATCCCACCCTCTCGGGTGGAAATCGCCGAGGCGTTCGGGTTCCGATCGCCGAACGCCGCCGAGGATCATTTGAAGGCCCTGCGCCGCAAGGGCGCTATCGACCTAGTGCCAGGAATCGCACGAGGCATCAAGTTGCCGGCCCCCATCAACGCCCCAGATCTGACAAAGCCATGACCGAACGAGACCTGATCGACATCGACAAGATCGCCGACATGCTGGGCCTGAACCGCAAGCACGTCCGCGATCGCACATCCAAGCGGGCCGACTTCCCCCGCGCCTTCAAAATCGGCCGGCGCAAGCTGTATGATCGCGATGAAGTGCTGGATTGGATCGACGGACACCAGCAGGCACCAGACGGTCGGCGCACGCCACCTTTACGCCAAACCCCTTCGCAACCCGCATAA